TGTCCTGGTCGGTCTGCGGCATCGAGTTCAGAATGATGCCTGATGGCCCGAGGTAGGCCAGGCCGCCGCTCATGCCCGGGTCAATTGCAAGGATGCGCTTCACTTGGCAGCCTTTCTCAGCCAGGCGGCAATCGCCTTGTCGGCCACGGCCTGCAGTTTTAGGCCGGCAGCGAGGCAGTAGTTGCGCAGGGCCTTGTGGGTGGTGGGTGTCACGTTGATGGTTTTCGGTTTGGTCATTGTAGTTTCCCGTACATCTTGAGCCAAAAACAATACATAGTGGTTCCTTCGTTCCAAACACCTGATTTGATATCAATATTAAGATTCATGCTTTCCGCAAAACAAAGTGCTTCTTTGCGCACATCGTTATATGGTTGTGTTATGATAACAGGTATGTGTTTTATCCATGCAGATCCCCAGTGATCAAAAAGTGGATAGCTTAAAACACGGTTGTCGTCATACTTGCTCCAATCCCTAAGAACAATGGCAGCATTGATCTTTGGTTTCAGCCACTTTGGTATGTGGTGGATTTTAAATGTTTTATTCCATGCGAGCATCGCTTCGTGTCCTGTTAGTTTCATTTGATTCATTGCTTTAATTGCTTCTTCACCTTTGCCCAATAAGCCTCGGTGGCCTTCTTCCTGTTGTGACCCTGAGGTCCCGCATTCCATATCCGGGCCTGCTCCTCGGTCGTCTTGCCCTTGCCGTAGTGGGTCAGGTAGGCAGCACACACCGCCCTGGCCTGTGCCCGGTTGGTCATGTCCTGGTGGCGGTAGTGGCTGCCGGTAATACGGTTGACGTCCAGGACAACGGCCTTGTGAATCTGGAGGCATCCAATGGCCCGGCCTTGGTCACCGATGGCCAGGTCGTTCCCGCTGGACTCGACAATGATGAGTGCGCTAATGAGGTTGGAGATAGTGGTCATGGTTTCTTTAAAAGTTCCTGCAGGTAGTCGAACTGAAACGCAGAGAGTTGATATGGATCTCGTTTTAGCCTTTGCACGATGTACTTCTCTGCTTTGCGAATAGCACTTTTAGATCCGTTCGCTTTCATCATAAATATTGGCATATCGTCTTTGGGTTCATCAAATGCTGCCACATACCACCTGTCAGTTCCTCTGGTGTTTTCAATTACATGAAGATCTCGATAGATTAATTCAGACCCATCTGGATTAAAATTGTCTTTCATGGTTTGGAGAATTGTGCGCGTTGACCAGTCGCGCCCCTGTGCTCCGTATTCCTCACGAGCCGGATGGGTGGTTTGATGGGCGCCACCGGCCCTGAAAGGTGTCAGCCGATGTAACCGCCGCTTGCTTGGTAATTCTTACTGAGTTCCTGCTGCTTCGGAGTCTGGTAAGTTCCGCCGGACGTTTCCCAAAGCTGATTCAGGCAATCCAATTGCTGTTCAGCAAGTTCCGACGACTTGCCTTCTGACTTTCTACGAGTGATCCGATCTTGAAGCACATCAACCGCGGCGCTGATTGATCCGCTGTTGTCGATCAACTCATTCGCTGCCGTCAGAATCGCGTTACTCATGGTATTTTGCTTTGGACTTGATTGCACCGACGGCAGTCAAGTTGCCATGAGCCTCATTCACTGTCTACAGACTTTTAGCTTTTTCTGTAGATTTTGAAGAAAACCCAATATTTACGCGGGTCAAACAGGGGTCACTTTTCTGCGGGCGCAGCGAACTTCAGGAAGAACTCGGCCTTAGGACGGCAGTGGATTTGGCCGTCGTCGACCCTGCGGTAGACCACGGCTTCCCATTTGGTCTCGCCGACGCGCAGCTTGGCGTCCAAGCTGACTACTTCGACTTCGATGGATGGCTTGGATTTGTTGAAGAAACGCATCGGTAGTGTGGTATTGGGTAGGCTCCGCGGGTGGGTGTCGAGACTCGGAATCGTTGCATTTCCATCAGGCCAGACTCCATGCCTTGCAAAATCATTTTGCTGGTCTGCGCCGGTCCAAGTCCCCACACAATGCCCCACTGCCGAGCGGTTTTCCACTCACAATCGGGCACCTGCAGTTTTTTGCCTAGCTCGTCCCTGATGCGTTTTAGAAGCTCGGCAGATTCCATAGCTTTTCTCCCTGTTTCCACTGATGCACGTAGAGCTGGGCGCTGTCGTCGGTGTACTCGCCGAACACGATGCCATGGGACCAAGCCAGCGTGCCCCTTCGCCTCAGCGCGTAATCCATGCATGGCGCGTCCGCCAGTGTTCCCGGGGACAGGCACACCGGATGGTCGCTCCGGCGCCCTGTAGCCATCCCTGCGCGATGTGCATGGGCTACCACGGTGTTGCCCCAAGTCTCCGCGGTGTCGCGCAGGAAGTTCTCGGAGTAAAGGATGCCATGGCCCCAAGAGAAGCCGCCTAACTTGTACCAGGAGCGCGGAAGGACATCGTGGGTCTTGATGATCACCCTAGCGTGCCTTTCTATCGGCTCCAGCATCCGCTGCCAGACTGCCTCCGCAAATCCACGCACAACGGCATTGTGGTGGGTCAGTAGGCGCAGGGCTCGTTCATCATGATTCCCCACGAGAAAAACGGTAGGCCGCAAGGCCCCCAGAAACCTCCGCCCCTCGTCGATATCGTCAAGGTAGTCGTCTGCTGCATCGGAGTCGCCTTGGTTGTTCAGAGCGCCTGCGCGAAGACTCGCAAGGTCATAGGCGTCCCCAAGGTGAATGACCTCATCGGGTCGGTACTGCTCGCGGAACAACAGGGCAGCAGCAAGCGCATCTTTGTTGGCCCGGTTGCCGTGAGAGCATCCGATAGCCATGACACGCTTGCGCGCTGGAACAATGTTCACGGATGATTGCAAGCATTATTTCAGCTCAAACTCAAGCACTATGGCAACGCCCAGAATCAAAATCACGGAACGGAAACTCAAACGATTCAGAGCAGATGGTATTGCATGGGTCGGAGATGGCCGTATCGAGATCGACCCAAGGCTAGGCGAAAAGTACCGACTTGAAGTACTGGTTCATGAGTTACTGCACCACATGCATCCCGAATGGAATGAGGATGAAGTCGACCGCCACGGGCAATGGCTCGGGAATATCCTGTGGAGGCAGGGGTATCGACGGGTCAAGAACTAGGCACTCAACTCATTCGGCAGACGCAAGTCAACGTATCGGATCGACAGGTACTTGTCGGCGCCAGCCGTCACGTCGTAGTACCCACCGGACTGGTTTGTTTCGCCGACTCCATACGATCTCAATGGGATGTATTTGGTCGAAGGCACAGGGACGGCCTCGTTTGGCTGTCCGTTTTCGGCGTCGAAGTTGAAACTATTGAAACCTCGTCCGCGCACATAGGTGGCCAGATTTATCGCCGGGACATACCAATAATCGTTGCCGCCTGCGTCCTGGTCCTTGTAAGCCGTCACGCCGTTGGCGATCAGGATGTCGTGGCCAGCCTCAGAGACGTAATAAGATGGCAAGCTGCCGGCAGACTCTAGGCCTGTTCCAAAGGTGAGTAGGCTGCCGACAGTGTAAAGGGCCGATGCGTCGTAAATCGGGCAGACGCCCTGGCCTTGGCAAAGCGGCACTGCGCGGGTCCATGACCGGATGGTCCATTCCAGCAAATTCCACAGCCAGGCCGACTTCGGTATCTTGTGTAAGAACGGGCCGCCACCGGGCTGGTACGGGTTCTCGATTGGGTTGTACGGAAGGAGGAATCCAACCTGCTCGACGCCACCCGTCCAGGAGATGGTCGTCATGTTGTCCCGGTAGGGCGGCGAATAGGTCGAGCTGGCGAACGGCACCGTCGAGGCGAATGAGGCCTGCCGCTGGTCTTTGAAGATATCGTCGGCGCCGGCCTCGGTGAGGTCCACGAATGACGAATTTGGCGCCTCGGGAACGAAAGCGAACTGTTGGGTTTGGTTGGGGCTGCCCGGGATCCGCACCGAGGCATCGGATCCATTCTGGCCGCCCCATTTGTTGCGCCAGAAGTCGCCGCCCCAAGGCCTGTCGTCGGTGCTGCCGGTGGCCATGTCGATCTGATAGGCGCGAACCAGTTCGAAGTCGTAGACACTCGATGAAAAGCCCCAAGGTCCACCAGGAGGGATGAAGGCCGAATTGACTGCCTCGACCTGCTGGATTGCTCCGGTGCTCGATGTGCAGCTCCGGGCCGGGAGCACGTTGCCCCATTGCAAGGCCGTGGATGCCCCTGGGACAGCGAGTAGGAAGGATTTCTGCCCTGCAGTGAACCTGAAGTTGGCCCACGGTCCTACGCCAAAGCCGGTGGGTCTGCTTTCAATCCATAGGCTGTCATTCGTTGCCGTGGTCTCGAAGTTAAGCAATAGGTCGCCGTCGATGCCGGTTGATGTGGAGCCTCTGACAGACAGCCCGGCCGGCGTCATGGTTACAATGCTGACCTTTTCCTCCTCAATATCGACCACCTCGTCGAAGGTGTTCAGGAATCCCAGCTCAACGGCCACCCGGCGCCGGAGGTCACGCATTGACTCGAAGATGGTGGGCTCATTGCCTGCCGCCCATGTGACCGATCCAGAACCGCTCCCCGGTGTCTCGGTGGTGTATTGCGCCGGGTAAATTGTTGAGATCGTGGTTCCTGCCGTGGTGATCTCCCAGAACGGGTCGAAAACGGTGGTGAAGATGTTGGCGTCGATAGGGTAGATGCGAATGGTGCCGCGGCGGCTGACCATTGTGATGCTGGTCGGGTTGACCGTCACATCCACACCCAAGTCCTTGATCTGCTCGGCGAAAGCGATGGTTCCGGTGAAGATCCTGATTTGATCATCAAAAACATCACCGGCTGCGTTGCTGTAGGTCACCCGGGCACGGCCCCAGGTGAACACGGCGTTGCCTATCGTGGTGTTTCCATTGGCCGGGTCGTCATACACGCCGGAGTAAACCTGCCGGATGTCGTATGGTAGCGACGGGTCGTAAACCGCCTGCATCACTCGGCGCCATTCGTTGATTATGAACGGATTGGCGACGTTGTTGGCCTGGGCGGATCGTTCCAGACTCAAGAACTCCGATTGGGTCGACGTATCCGACCAGGATGGCGGGCCTTCAGCAAGGAACGGGATGTCGCCGGTGAAGTACGGGAAAAAGTAACGGCTGAAAGATCCGCCCGGAAAACGGTATCCCCATGTGCCATCAGGCCGGCGCCGGAAGCTCCGGCATTCACCTGGAGCCACAAATTGCCTGTCCGAACTGCCGTCGGGCAGTTGGAGAAACACCGTCACCGGCTTGTCGTTGCAGTTGTGGACACGCCAGCAATCGTACCGCTGATACGTTTTGAGGATCCTGAACTCGTTTGGCCCCTCGATGGCGATCTCGGCCACCGACAGCCGGTGCTTGTGGATTCGCCCTGGGGGCAGTGTGGGGTCGATGGCTGCACCTAGGCTGCCACGGACATAGGAGGTGCCGTTGCCGTCGTCCGGATCCCAGCCGAGGTGGATGTCGTACCGAACACCATTCACATCCCGGGTCAACAGCTCGAAGCTGAAGTGGATGGTGCCTATGTCACAGGTGAACGGGTCGACCCCAATGATCGGATGGTCGACGTAGACCTGACCGCCTTGGGTGTCGAGGTACTGGTTCTCCAGCTTCGATAGCTCGATGGCTACCTGCGTCTGGTCGTGGTTGTCCCGGTAGACTGAGCCGATGCCGGGAATGCCTGTTCCCGGGTCTCTGAGGCGCCTACAAGAGGCCGGATCGTTCCGGAAGACGTACCATACCCCATACGGGTACTGGCCCTGCCAGACGCCTGCCGCGGAGTTGGCGAACAGAGGGGACTTACCATCGAGCACCCGAGCACATTTCTGGTCGGCTCGGCCATAAAGGCTGTTCAGGTTCCGGGCCGTGAACATCCGGTCGGTCCGGCTGGTGGCGAATGGCATGGGTCAATAGAACCAAGACTCCTCGGCTGTCTGGGTGACGGCCGGCTGTGTCTTCAGCACCGTGCCGTTGGCGTTCTGCTCCACACGCTGACCGGGGCCGGCGACGATCTGCACCCGTCGCACGGCCTCGATCAGTTGGTTAATGGCCCGAGCATGGTCTGCCTTTAGACCGCGCTCGGAGAGTTTGGCTGGCAGTTGTAAAGGCATAGCTTACAGCTCGCAGAACTGCACCATGATTTTGACCGTGCCGGCGCTGGATTTGACCAGTGTAGTCCAGCCTGAGTCGATGCGCGGAATCAGGCAGAACTCGCCGGGGGCGATTCGGATGGGCCAGACGATATTCGGCGAGATCACCGAGTCGTACCCACCCACCAGCACGCTGTTGATGGTGTCCAGGTTGCGGATTAGCACGCGGTAGGGCGTCGAGAGGTCGGCCGTCAGGTCGAGGGCCTCGGAGCCTGTGCCGACGTCCTGCGTCTGCTGGCCCATATCGGTGCCGGTCATGTTGGCCGTCACCGTGTAGGTTGTACCGTCGATGGTGGCCCCGCCCTTGGCGGCGAACAGCCTGGCCGACATTTGAACTTCGTTTGCCATGGCGGGTGGTTCGTTAGATTTCGCAGAAGGTGGCCTGCACGGTCACCGCGGCGGTGTCGGCTCGGAAGTAGAGCGTTTGGCCTGATGCAACGTAAGGGATCAGCATGGTCTCGCCGGCCGGGATTCGCATGGTGTAGGTGCCGCTGACAAAGCCGAGGTCGACGAAGTTGGTGGAGTCTAGGTTGCTCACTAGGAGCTTGTAGGGGGCTGTGACATCGACGGGCACATCCAAGGCCTCGACGGTGGTGCCGATGATTTGGGTTTGGCTGCCCATGTCGGTGCCGGACATGGTCACGCTCTTGGTGTAGGTGACGCTGGGAAGGTAGGCGCCGCCTTTGGCTGCGTACAGCCGGGCCGTCATTTGAATTTCGTCTGCCATAGATTGTAGGGGTGTTGGGGGTTGTTGTTAGATGATCGGGTAAATGTCGGTGTCGTACGGCGCGAACGTCCAGGAGATGTTCTGCTCAACCATGTTGGTCTTGACGATCAGGCTCGACGAATAGTTGGTCTGCTTCCAGCCCCATACCGTGCCGGCGGGCGCTGCAGGCCTTCCGGTCCTTGGATCAATAGGAACTGAAGGCAGCATCGAGTAGACCGAAAAGGGAAGGTTCCATGAAACAATGAAGCTGGCCGGTGTGTAAACTGGCGGGATGCTCTGAGGCACCTGGGGAAGCCCTAGGCTGCCCGAGAACATGGCCACACGGCTTAGGCTAACACGTCCCACCGGGAAGGATTCTTCGCCGCGGCAGAGTTTCTGGAAAACCTTTCTAGCCAGCGGCAGGTTTGCCAATGGCGAGACGTCGGTAAGTTGTTGGCCGCTGGCTACAGCGTCCTCGATGGTTTTCTTGTAGAAGGCTGGGTCGCCTATCGACTGGGCCTCGTCGGCAACAGCAGGAAGCGCAAAAAGAGAGACGTCGAGATAGTCCGTCCGGAATTCATACCGGATGTCCGGTGTCTCCTGGCCGGCGACTGGTACGATTGCGGCGTCTATCGGGTCGCCTGGGTCGGCTGTCGGGCCTGAGAAGATGACGGTGGCCGATGCGTAGGGGCCGTCCTCAATGGTGCTGTATTTGGCGCCGATGCTCGACCAGCCGAATGTGGCGGTTCGAATGGCGTCCTTGGTGCCGCGGTACTCAATGGTCCACACCGGGCCAGTGCCGGATCCGGTTTGATCGAATCGTCGGCTGACCTCGATGTACCCTGGGAAGTCCGACAGCTCGGTGGATTGTTGGATCGTTGCCATGTTATTCCTGAACGGCGTCGGCTGTTCTCTTGGTGTTCTTGGCGATGTCCCGGATGTCTTGGGCTTGCGTCCTTACGTTGCCAAAGTAGCGGTCCATGTTCGATTGAAAAGCGGTGAATCCACCAGTGCGGGCGAGTTGGTCGCCGGTGGCTGACGATACCATGACCGTCTTGAACTTCTCGCCTTCGGGTTCAATCTGGCTTTGGCGCCTTGCTTCAGCGCTTCGTTTCGCGGCTTCCTTCTTAGCTTGCTCGTCGATGTCTGTCTGCTCGTATGAAGTGACAAACGCCTGTTTAGCCTGAGAAAACATGTGCTTGATGTTGTCCATTGCCTTCAGCTCTTTGCCTCCTTCTGGAGTTGCGGAAGCTAGGAAAAAGGCTTGAACAGCAGAGGTGACATGCTCAATTCCATTCAGCATCGGTTGAATGATGCCTCCAATTACGGTTCCGATGCCTGCAGTGGTTTTTGCCTTTAGGATGTCCATTCTGTCGTTTGCGTCGTCCATTGCTGTGATGACCTCATTCGACATGATGACGCCAAGGCTCCGGGCTTGGTTTGCTGCTTCGGCCAGTCCTGTCGCCATGGCTGGAATTAATGCGCCTGCGCTTTTGCCTGCCAGCTCCCTGAATGGAGCAATTAAGTTTTGAGGGTTGGCATCTCCTTCAAATGCTCGGCCAATCTTCAGGAAGATGTCCTCAATCTTGGCCGTCTTAATCTCTTGTGCGGTGATTCCAAATCTGGCGAATGCATCAAGAAGGCCTTGATCTCCACCAAGCGCCTTTCCTCTTGCTATGGTAACCTTTTCAAGCGCCGCGGCAACCTCCTCAAGGCTAGCCCCTCCAAGATCCGCAGCAAACTTCATTTCCTGCAGAAACTCGGCAGAGACTCCTAACTGGTTGGAAAGATCCTGCAGCTTTCCGGCTGTCTCTATTGCTTGCATGCCGAACTGCGCCAATTTATCCACCGCAAAAATACCAGCCAGGGTGCCTGATATTTCACGTCCGACGCCTTTAGCCATCGACTGAGACCTCTTTAGGCCTGACTCGAAGTTGGTGCCATCGAGGCCGAGTTTGGCGAGTAGAGAGAAGATGGCCATGGTATCAGTTCTTGATTGCTTCCTGCTGCTTCATCCAGCGCCACAAGGCTTCATCCTTCGGGCTCCACAGCTCGACGTCGCCATGGGTCTCTGCACGGGCCAAAACAAGGCGCTCGGCATCACCGATAGGCATGGCCAGCACAGTGTCCTCCTCGAGGCCGATCTCGAGGCAGCAGGCCAGCATCCGCTCGGGCCAAGGCATCGAGAGCTGCCTGGAGCTGCCTTGCTTCATCAGGATTTCCGGCGCTGTCGACTGGCCGGCCATCCATTCGTTCCACTTGTCTAGCTCGGCATCGAATGACAGGCGCTTCACCTTCCATGACCAGGCCTTCAAGGCTAAGTTCCGGAGGGGCGAATAGATCGCCGCCAGCGACTCCTGGATGGGCTGTGAACAGATGAGCACCGCGGTCATAAGATCCGCGCGGCCGACGTGGCCACCGACAACCAGAGGCGAGCCGATGCGGTGAAGCACCAGTGAGTGCCCCACCGAATACGGCAACAGCCGGAGCCCCATTACCACCGGGCAGGGCTTGGTTGTCGCCGTCAGGATGTCGGCCAGTTGGCTCACAACGTGGTAGCGGCGCCGGTAATGGTCACACCCATGGCGGCGTAGCGCTTAAGAGTAATCGTGCCGGTGGCCTTGCCGGTGGCCGTGGTCTTAATAGAACCACCGCCGGCGTAGATCCATCGACCGCCAGGACCAGCACCAGGAGTTCCAGGAGCGTTCAGGGCGTCCAAATAGCTTCCCACCTCAATCACCGGTGCGCCAGTGATAACGCAAGTGCCATTCACGTCGGGTAAGGCAGCCGAAAGCCGGGCGTTGGCCACGCTGGTCGCGTTGGCCGGTATGAAGTTGATGGTCAGGGTCAATCGGTTGTTGTAGCCGATGTGGCCGACAACCTCGCCGGAGCTGTTCCGAACCTCTTCGGTGTCGGCCTCGTGCGTGATGTCGTACGACTCCATATCGGGCGAAACGTACCCGGTGACAACGAGAGCGCCTGAGGCGTCGTAAAGTTCCATCGTCGCCGGTGAACCGAAAATGTATTTGCTGCCTTGAGTGTTAGCCATGTGTGGTTTGGGTTAGAGGGTTGCCGAACAGTAAAGAGTGAAGGTCCTGGTGAACGTCCTGGACCGATTAGAGATTGAGGCCGCCCCAAAGTCTAGAGGGGCTGCGAATTGCGCCGTAAACGGGCCGCTGGCGTCGTTTGATGGAGCATCCAAGGCGGAGGCCCCGGCGTCGTCAAAGAGCGGCAGGATCCGATTGTCGAGCACCTGCACGGTGGTCAGCACATCAGCCTCGTCGGTATCGTCGGCAGATAGCTGAAGTTCGACGGAAACCTCAACCTCGTTTGTGAGGTCGACACGTTGAACAGGCCGGGCCGAGTTGGTCGAGACAACCAGCCTCGGGAAGTTGGGCATGACGTCCTCGAGGTCCGGGTCGTCGTACAGGCCGCGGCTGTAGGACGTCAAGCAGGTCGGCGTGCCGGCCCCGGAGCCTGACCAGTCGGCGGCTGCCAGGTAGTCTGCTACGGCCTTCTCTGCTCTGAGTGCGACGGCGTTCATTTGATGTCTATGCCATTGTTGACCAGCTCGTCGGCGTTAATCAATAGCGCCTCGGCCATGTGGGCCTCGAGCTCTGCACGCTCATCGTCCAAAGCCTTTTGCATTGCCGGGTTGTAGATTCCGGAAACTCGGTTGTATTGGTTGTCGGCGATGCCTGTCCGCATTGAGACGAAGGCGGTCGGGTTCCATCCAGGGACGGCTTGAACACCTTTTGCCACCGTCCCCTTGTGGACAGCCACGTTTTCCTGTGGAAGGCCGTACTGGTTCGCCATGGCAAGCAACGCCTTGTTAGTCGGTGGCACACGCTTGGCGGTCGAAGGCTTCTTGAGCTTCTTGCGTTTGGCCGACTCGAACTGGGCAAAGCCCCGGTTGTAAATCCGGATCGACTTCACCACGGCAGACCGGAGGTAGCCGACCGAGCCCAAGGCTTTCCGCATCAGCTCCGAGGCGGCGTCTTTCATTCGCTCGCCGTACAGGCCCCGGCCGCCTTGCTTCTGGTTGCGCGCTTGGGCGATCAGATGCACCCGGCGAAAGATCCGGCTGCGACCGACTTTCTTGCCGGTCTTGCGGTCCTTGCGGTTGATGTTGCCAAGAGGTGCCCCGAGGTAGTCAGCAATGCGGCGCCGTTCTTGCCCCGGGCTCTTAGGCGGCACCAGGACGAACAGCCGAACCATTAGGAAGAAAAACCGGCTGTTGATCGCTTTATGCAGGTCTCGCTTCGTTGACAGCAGATACTGCTTCATGGCCGCGTCAAAACGGCTTGTGTCGACGTCCATGTAGACAGCCGGCCTCATTTGGTCTTGGCCCCCAGGTCGAGGCTGTAGTAGGCACCGGAGGCATCCACACGGCAGGATAGGATCCGGAGGGTCCGGCCTTGGTACACCAGCGTGCGCCCGACCACCGGCCGAGGTTTGCAAAAGGTCAGCGCGATGCGGTCGGTGTTCTCCTGGAGGATGAATAGGCCGTCCTCTTTGAGCAGCCTGGAGAATGTGGTCCCCTGGTCGAGCGTGTAGAGCGTCGAGTCCATCGAGACCAGGGTGCTGTCGCAGGTCTTCCAGTCGGAGAACATGACCAGGATCCGGGAGGTCACATTGTCCTGGAACCCACCGGCCACCGGGTTGTTGGCGTCGGTGACGGCTGCCGGGATGCACCGGATCGACGTCCCCTCCCAGATGAACATGGGCGCCCCCAGCATCTGCTGGAGCACCGCCATGCCCTGCTGGAGACTGGATCCGATGGTGGTCATTTAGGCGGTGAAGTAAGTGCCAGAGACTATTAGGCGGCTGGTGGCATGGAGATGGGGGGCTAGGCTATCGGCTGCTCCGGTCTCGAAGTGCGACAGCTCAAGGTAGCTGGTGCCGGCGATTAGCCTGGCGATGATTGCAGTCTTGGCCTGGTTGGGGGCATTGGTCAGCCACACCGCGGCGGCGGCCTCGTAGGTCACGGCATCAGGCAGCGACAGCCGGAGGTTGCCTGTGGCGGATCCGGTCACCGAGTTGACGGTGACGTCCGCGGTGAATGTGGTCACGCATCCGATGGTGGTGTGTCGGGCGGTGTTGGTGGTGATGCTGAAGGTGCGGCCACCGCCGGAGTCGATGAGGGTCGGCACCCAGGTCGTCGGTGTAACCAGCGGCAGGGCGGCATACAGCTCGTCGAAGTTGTCGTTTATCTTCTCGCCGGCGCCGCGGAGGGTGTCCCCGGTGTTGTCGTTGGCGATGGTGCCGATGTTGATCGTTTGCTGGGCCATATCAGTTCTTAGGCAGGACGTACCAGCCGGCAGGCAGCGTCACCTTGGACGGCCCCACCAGCTTCTTGTTTGCATCGAAAGCGTACACACTGGCCTTCACCGGTTTGGCCAGCATCACCGGGTCACCGTGCGGGACCATCACCACCTTGGTCTGGCAGCCCAGGCAGGTCAGCAACACGGCCAGCCAGGTCAGCCTTGAGATCTTCGGGTGCTTTTCCATGTTGGATGTCGGCGGGTGGTGTTTCACGGATCCAGTCGAGGAAGGCCAGGACAATCTGGTAAACCCAGTTCATTCCGGTTTCTTCTCGGCGTCCTTAGCCATTACCAAGCCGATGCCGGCAGAGATGGCAGCAATGGTGGCAGCCGGGTCGACCGAGGTGGTCGGGTCGCCGTCGAAGATGGCCTTCAAGGCCCCACCGACTGCGACGAGGATAGCTCCGATACCGGCGAGAGTTGTCTTGGTGTTTTTCATTTCTTAATTGCTTTGTAGAGGGCAACACAGGCCGCAAGGAGGCCAACCACGGCGGAGATCAATCGGATTTGGTCGGTGAGCTGGGGAAGCATTGAAGCTGCCGTCGCTGCCGCCGCGGTGATCAGTGAGAGCGCCAGTCCATTCGTTCCACCGCCGTGGTTGGTTGCGTCCATGTTACTCGGGTTTGTGTTGCGCGGCTGCGGTTTCGAGGATTTCAACGAGCGGCAGTCCGACCTTCATGTTTTGGACGTTGCCGGCCTTCATACCAATGACCAGCAGTTCATAGAGCTGGTTGAATTGCTGCGGAGTCAGTTCGATCTTGATCATATCAGGCGGCAGTGTCGGAAGCGACGGGCTCCTCCGCAACCAAAACCGGCTCCACCTGCGGCAACATCGGAGGAACGATTTCAACCGGCGGTAACCACGGCAGCGGCGGAGCGATGATCGGCGGGTTGATCTGGTTCTCGATCTGCAACGAGACGTTCGCCTCAATCGCCGCTTGATCGACTCCATTGGCGTAGCACCAGCCGAGGACTTGTTCTTCAGTCAAATCTTCGTACGGCGTGAAGTTACCACTCGGCGGAGCGAACGAGCAGGAGCCGTAGCAAGTTCCGCTGTACTGATCCTGCGAGCCGTTGCATCGCCAATCGGCGGTGATGACGACATCGGTGAGAGTGCCTTCGGTCGGCTTAACGAGAAGGCGTTCGATGATCCAGTTGATGGAGATGTTCATATTAGGCGTTCTTCAGAGCGTTGACTTCAGCCGACAGTTCTTTGATGGCGGCAACCAAGATGGGGACGATGCGGGACATATCAATTCCCTGAGTTTTAATTGTTCCATCTTCGTTTACAGCGTCCTTTTCTCCAGTCACAGCAAACGGAACGACTTCAGCGAGTTCATGGGCCAAGAATCCTTCGCCAGCGGAACCGTCAGACTTCCAATTATAAACGGAAGGCTTGAGAGCGTTGACGCGAGCAAGACCGCCAGATAGCGGAACAACAGATTCCTTGAGTCGATAATCAGAAGTGATATTGTAAAGAACACCAGTGGTTCCATCCTGGGAAATGGAACCAATGACAACTCCATTATGCGTGAACTCTGCGTAAGAATTGCCGGTTCCAACGGCGGTTCTGTGGTTGATAATCACAGAGGAACCAAATGCGCTAGACGCGCTCCTGACCCAGATTCCACCGCTTGCATCAAGACCAGCAGTGGTTTGCCCCACCAACAGATCGCCACTCGCCGTGAGCGTCATCGCTTGGGTGAAGGTGATGGCGTTGCCAGCGGTACCGAGTGGTGCGTTGAACCACTTGTGTACGTTTGCATCTATGCTGTACAAACCAGCAAAAGAGTTAGCAACGTACTTGTATCCACCAGAGGCATAATAAGCGTTATTTGCAACATTTGCTTCAGTGCCAACTCCGAAAAACATCGACCTAGCACCAACTTGAATGGCTTTGTATGTATCCCACGCACTCGGCGTAACCCCCACGCCGACGTTGCCGGAGGAGTCCAGCGTCAAACGGATGGCGCTTGCGGTATCATCGCTGATATAGAGATTACCGGCAGCAGTAGCTCCGGTTCCGCTTCCGCCAACGGTGATTCCGTATGTTCGTCCAGAAGCTCCGGTGTTGCGAAGAGTAAGCGTTGAATAACCAGTCGTCGATGTGCTGGTAATTCGCGCCATCGGGCTAGTCTGCTGAAGCTCAAACCCAACCGCCGGACTAACCCCCACGCCCAGCCCCGTAGAGTTCAGGGTCATGCGAGTGCCGCCTGCGCCGTCGTACCAAGAGAACACGCCAAGCGGGGCAATCCGGTATTGCTCTATTGCGTTTGCACCGAAAGATAGAGCGTCCCCATTGTGAAGATAGCCAATATATCCACGATACCTGTCAGTAGTGACTGTTCCGTCTGCAAAACATAGGTATCCGGTGTTGGCTGTTCCGGTGTAAATGGTTGCTCCAGCGTCTCCAGATCCACTACCAATCCCAAGACCATTTACAAGCCACGCTGAAGGATTGGTTTGATTGATTCCGACATTGTTTGTCGACGTATCAACCTTCAGGACGTTCGTATCCACCGTCAGATCGCCGGTGATGGTGGCGCTGGCGAGGGTGGCGGATGGCGAACAAGCGAGGATGTTGTTGATCGAGATGCGCTTGGTATTCCCTGACGCTGGTGGCGTGTCTGACACATCCACAATAGGGATCATGTCATTGGCGGGATCGGCGGCGGTCAACGCCGTCAGTGCTGTAATCTTTGAGTCTGCCATATCAGTAAACGGTTAGAATGAATTTGCCGAGGTCTTCTTGTAAAAGGAAACTGGTCCCATCTTCCAGCACTATGCTGTCGAAGGTTCCAAATGAAATGACGAGCTTGCTCACACCATCCTCTTGAAGAAGAAAGGTCTCGTCCTCTTGCAGAACATCCCTCCGCATGATCGGAGGCTCGGGCATGATCTGGCTTACAGATCGTGTCCTGTTGATTGATGTTCCGAGTGAAATCATTAGGCGCGAGCGTTAAACGCCACCACACTACCGGAGGAGATCTGGAAGCCGGTGATGTTGCCCACCAGCGGGGTTCCAGCGGGAATCGTCTTGGAGGTCCAAGTTCCGGCAATGCGGTATCCAGTGATCGACGTGAACACCGTCGGCTCAATCGGGATCAAGCCAGACCAAGCGCCGGTCTGCGCTGCGGTAGTGGTGAACAGCTCGAAGCCTTCTCGGCCCATGCTGTACTCGGTTGAAATGTCTGCTTGAACGGCCATTGTGTTTAATCAGTAGAGGGGGCCCCGGCCGTATTACCGAGGCCCCCGGGTTGTGTGTTATCCTTTGCGAACTTTCGGTGCCAGGGCTCCCTGTATCCACAGGATGAGCTTGCCTCCTTCGGGAACGGTCGCGGTGTTGAAGCCGTCGCGCTGGAGAGACGCGTCGACTTCGGGACCAGAAACGAGCTTGGTTTTGCCGTTCTTGTCCACCGAGATGGTTGTGGCGATTCTCATGACTTGGCCGATTAGGCGGTGGTCAGGATCTCGGCCTGGGTCGTGTCCGCGGCCGCGGCTCCGAACATGATGTCGTAGGAAGCCATGTGGCTGCGGCTCGCCCGGCTGTACCAGACCGACAACAAGCAGCTCAAGCCGTTGTTGGTGGTCACCGTGCGCTGCTCGATGAACTCACCGGCGATCATGCCGACCGGCAGGCCGGAGGCGATGGCAATGGCATCAGGGCCGCAAACGAAGCCGACCGTGTTAGTCTCGGCCGAGGTCCAACGGTTGTTCTCAGCGATCACATCGAAACCGAATCGGCCGTTGTTCAGGGGACCATAGCGGCTGTCGGGCATAGCCACGGTGCCGGCGGAGGCGGTGCTCAGGCCGGAGAACTGGATGCGAGCCAGGTGGCCACCGTCCAGGATGAGGTTCTTGCTGCGGTAGTTCTTGGCCAGCGCCAGAATTGCAGGAAGGTCCGAGCTGTCGAAGTTGGCGGCAGCGCCGATTCCGGTAACGGCGCCGTAGTTACCAGTGACCATCAAGGCGGTCAGAACATCGCTGATGCCGTAGGCGAACAGGTCGGCAGAGCCAGCGGCCAGGTCAGCCAGGCTGAAGCCTTGGTTGAGCTCGGCCTGAGTCACGGTGAAGTTCTTCGAGATCTGGTTCACGGTCACCGAGGTGGCCGCCAGGGTCGAATCGTTGTTGGTTTCCCAAGACGTCGGGTTGGTCTGGGCCGCGGTGCCGGTGGTGTACTTCTTGACCTGCACGGAAGCGCGGGGCCTGAGGTTGTCCAGACCGACATTGCGGCTGAACGCGGAGACCAGCGCCAAGCGGTTCGCAGCGACAGTGATCACGGCGTCCGCGAGGTAATCAACCACGAGGCCTGAGGCGAACGTGTTGGCGTTCTGCGGAGCGTGGATCTGGCTCTGGCGCAACAGCTCGCTGTGGTTCGAGATCAACCAGGAGCGGCGGTCGGCACCGGCCTGCATCTTCTTGTGAGCCTCAAGCAACGGGTTGCCGAGATTCTCGATGCGAACCGGGGCGATGGGCTCCGGAGCCGGGGCGGCGGTGGGGGCCTTGGCGCTGATGGCAGCGGCGACGGCCTTGGCGACGATGGCGTCGATGTCGAGGGCGGTCGGCGCACTAGGAGCGGCCGCCACCACGGTGTTGGATTCAGTCATGTTGTGTGGTGTCTGCTGTGATGTCGGCGCGGTTGTCGCGCCATCTTCGGAGGCGGAAGTGCCTGCCGTAGAAAGTGTGTCGTCCGGAGATTCATCCGGTGTTTCGCCTTCCTCGATTTCGAGCTGGGCATAGAGGGCCTTGAACCAGTCACGGCCGGCGGCGCCTCCCCAAAGGTTGGCTGCCACGTCGGCCGGTGTGTTGGGCTCGGCTTCGAGGAAGCGCTCGTTGCGTCCCCACCAGGCGTTGGCTGTGCGGATCTTGTCCTCGGTGGGCGCCTCACCGGCCACCAGGGCCTCGGCGTCCAGGACGGTCTGCTTCTCAAGGCCATCACCGGCGAGACCTTCGGCATACTGCTCAAGGCCGCGGCGGAGGTTGTTTCGGACGGTCTCCGGGGCGGTCTTGGTGACGGCCCGAGGATGCCAGCAGGCTGCCATGGCGAGCTGCTCGGTCGAGCGTTGAGCCAGTCCAAACTGGATGGCTTCCTGGGCGGTAAACCAAGTTTCGGCCTTCATGGCTGCCCGGATCTGCGAAGTCGGTTTTCCGGTGGCCTTGGCGTAGATCGAAGCCAGAACCTCGGCGTGTTGGTCCAAGGCGTCGGCCATCTTCCGCATATCCTCCGAGGTGCCTGCCACCATTCCGGAGGGGTCGTGAATCATGAACAGAGACGCTTCGGCCATCTCAACCGTATCGCCGGCCAGGGCGATGATTGAAGCAATCGAGGCCGCGATGCCGACCACCCGGGTGGTGACGGGCGCCTGACGGCCTCGGAGCATATTGTAGATCGACAAACCATCCCAGACGTTGCCGCCGGGGCTGTTGATCTCGACCACAAGGGGGCCTTGGCCGACGTCCTGCAGGGTTTGGCTGAAGGCCTTGGCCGACACACCGGATCCGCCGAACCAGTCCTCACCGATTTGGTCGAAGATCTGGATGGTGGCGGGCTCCATGGCCGAGGCCCGCGGCTGGTAGGAAAGCCAGTTGGTTACTTTAGTCATTCGGTTTTCTTGGCCCTAGGTTTGCGTTTCTTCGGGCCTGCCACGGCGACAACCTCTTGGATGGGCTCGGCCGGGATTTGTTCAGGCATAGTGCCCGACGGGTTTTCCTGCATGGCCATGTCGGCTGGCTCCGGGGCGATGGGCTGCTTCTGGGCGGTCGAGATTTGCGAGACGTCGATGCCGTACTTGCCAGCGAGGTCTTGAATGTATTTAGCCTGTTGTGCCTTCGACTCCAAGGCGGAGCGCCAGTCGATACCGCGGGCGCCATAGATCTCGTCGAAAGTTGTCACACCGGCTTCCAGCTCGGCCAGTTGGGCCGCGGAATTACGGCCGACGTCGACATTCGGGGCCCGCGGCGCCTGGATGGAGACTTCGTACCAGTCGTCGGGAGAGTCGCGCAGGCTGGGATCCACCCGGATGGCGTACTCCATGACGTGTTCCCAGATACGGCGTGCGGCCGATGCCATCACCTGGTGGCGGCTCCGGAACCACACCGACGACATATCGAGGGCGCCGCGGTAGACGGTGCCCTGCATTCCCTCGGGGAATACCAGGATGTACGGGATGCCGACGCCGGCGCAGACCTTCTCGGTCAGGTTGCGCCAGTATTCGCGCATGTTGACGTTGGGGCGGTCGGCTTGGAACTGCTCGAACTCGTCGCCGGACTTCAGCACCTTCACCGAGGAACCGAACACGTTCTCGTAGTAGTTCTGGGCAGTGCCTTGAGAACCGGCCACACCCGAGCGCAGGCTGGTGGCTTGGACCTCACCGGAGCTGGTCTTGATCACCTGGGCCACACTGGAGGCCAGCTTACAGGATTCCATCTCCAGCTTTTGGAGATCGTCCAGGTCGTGAAGGTCGTTGATCACACAAGCCACGAACGGCAGGCCGCGGAGCTGGCCGGCACGCTGGGCTTCGTAGATGTGAATGATTGAGTCGGATGAGATCGAGCGAATGTCGGCGAGCTGTCCCTGTTGTTGCTCCTGGCCGACGAAGTAACTGAGAGCCCGACCGGTGCGAGTATCGAACCGCACACCATCGAAGATGTCCGGTTGATTCTCCTGCCCGGTAGGGGTGGAAACCTGCTGCGGCTCGATGAGCTGCAGGCGGGGCCGGCCGGTTTCGCCCTTAGTGAGCAGGATGAAAGATTCGCCGTCGTAGAACCAACCGCGGGCAGCCAATGACATCAGGGTGCCGAAAGACTGCCGGGATCCGATGTCCGGATATCTGCACCAGATATCCCACCATTTCTTGGCCTTGAGATTCCATTCCGGATCCGAGGAAGCCGGCTGCACCGAGAAGTTGCTGCCGACCGTGTAGTTCTCGAACAGGTCACCCAGGCGATTCATCACCGCGTTGTTCTGTTCAAAGAAACGGGACTTTCGGACGATCTGCTGCCGGGTGGAGCTGGTGACATCGAACCGCACCGAGGTGTACGACGTGTCGAGGAAGGATCGGCGAATCGAGTTCGAGGCGCCCTCATAACGGTCGACGGGTGCCGAACGGAACTTAGCCAGGATGGTGTCGAGGAAACCCATTAGGACATCCCCACCCGGTAGCTCGCCTCTCGGCGAAAGTTTGAGAAGTCGCCGCCGTAAGACGTGGCAGCCACGAGCACCACGGCCATCATCTTGTTGTAAATCTGGGTGTCGGTGGGGCTGGCAATGCCGTCCTGGCCGAGGTAGTAAACAGCCAGCTCGTAGTCCCCGATTAGACTTTCCCACATCTCGACCATCTCGGACGGGGTGGGGGCGCCTTTGCCGGGCTCGGCAAACTCGACGGACACATCTGACGATGAGGTCGACCGGACAACCTGTCCGGATTCGATCACCGACGATGCCGCCACGGACTTGGCCGACAAGGCAGCCAATAGGGTCACGCCACCGAGCGTCGAGTAGACAGCCCGGAGGTAGCTCCTTTTGATGGCCACCGTGAATGTGAACATTCCGGCGGAGACCCTGCAGGTGTTTGGCCTGCCTTCAACCAGTTAGTAAAATTATTGGTCGGGTGTTGAAACAAGGTCGTTCCACAGCATCACCATTGCGAGCTGCATGATTTCGCAGTCGTGAAGGTGATCCGGCCATTTCTGGTTGCGCTTCACCCAGACGTGTTTGATCCGGCCGGCACGATTTGCCTGTGGGCGAAGGACGTGTGAATCCAAGTGGCGCCAGTAAAGGTCAGGATCCGCCACGTAAGCACCTTCGGCCTGGACGTTGGGCGGTTGCTGGTGGACGCCCCATTCTCGGTCGATGTCGCCCTTCCTCAGCCTTGAGAGCATATCGCGAAGGTGCTCGGTGTCGAACACTAGGAGCGGCTGCACCACGTCAGTCCGCATCGAGGAGGATGTCGACAGGCCGAACGGATGGACAGCACCGGATGCCGATGTGAACCGGGCGCCGGTCTCTCGTCCTTTGAGCGGCATCCAGCCGATCACCATGGGCTTCCTTAGGCCGCCTTCCGGTGGGTATCGGAGACCACACGGGAACGTGATTGGGTTGGACGTCACCGAGGAATAGGCGGCACAGGCGTCGTAGACCGTCTGCGTGTTGAATCCTGAGTCGATGCCGACATCCATGTCGTGCACATTGAGGGCCACCTGCACCCGGCGGAGGGCTGCGAAGTCGTCGGCATGGCCGGCTGCGATCAGGGTGGAGTTGCCGTCCTTCCATTCGCGGCATACCCACCACAGGAACGGCGCCACGGCCTGGACGTCTGCGGTCAGGTAGCGGCGGCCGCCATCGAGCGTCACCGTGGCGGATGTCTCGGGCCGTTCCTGTTGGATGTCCTGTTGTTCCCAGGGCTCGGCCAAGTTGCCGTTGATGAAGCCCTGGAGGCCGGCCATCGAGGATTTGGCTTCAAGGAAGGCCACGGCCAAATGGCCCCAGGTGCACTTCCGGTCGGGGCTGTAAAGGCTGCTTAGATGGTAGGACCGAACACCGGGCATGGCGTTGGGATTCTCTGGGCGCCATTGTCCATGGCGGAGGGCTGCCACCTTGTGGGCGTCGGTGATCTTACCGAGGCAGAGCTGGCAGACGTAGTGGGCGGAGGCCCGGACTTTGGCTAGGTCGTGTTTGCCTCCATCGGTCTTGGCGTCGTCCCATGTCACTTGGCGCCATTCGAGTTTGATGTACTCCCGGCAGTGAGGGCAGGGCAGGTAGTACCGGCGCTGGTCGCCACGAAGGAACCGTTGCCATATCCGGCCTTCGACCACGGTGGGCGTCGAGGTCATGAAGGCCTTGGAACTGCTGAAGCTCTTGAGGCGCTGTTCAGCCAGGTCAAGGGCGTCGGCTTCCTTGCTGGTGGCCTCGGCGAACTTGTCCACCTCGTCGGCGATCAGCACCCGTACCGGACGAGAAGCAAGGTTTGCCGGGCTGTTGGATCCGACAAACGTCAGGGTCGACCGTGTAAAGTTCTGCTCGAGGTTGGTGATTTTGTCGGCCTCGGCCGGGAAACATTCCAACATGGTCGGGCTGTCCTCCAACATGGGCAGCCAGCGGGACTTCGAGAAGGATCGGGCAAGATTCTCGGAAGGCATCAGCCACAAGGCTGGGCTGGGCTCGTTGGCAATTAGCCAGGCCAGGCCGGCCATCAGGGTGGTGGTCTTCGATGTCTGTGACCCCCAGCACAGTGTCACCTCGGAGACCGATGGGTTCTTCCAGTCTTCCATGGGCTCCCGGGTGTACGGCCTGACAGACGTCGAAAACGGTCCCGGGTGCTCGGTCTGCCGTTGTGTAAGCCGGAGGTTGGCCTCGGACCATTCGACCACGGTCTGCTGCGGGGTGGGTCGGTAGAGGTTGCGGCGGTAGTCCAGGAGACTGCGCTGGAGGTCGGTCAAGCTTTCCATGGGTCGGTATTGTGTAACGTCTTGAGGCAGACCTCCTGCACCCACCGGGTCAATTCACGTTCGGCATGCTCGGGGTCATGCGGTGCTATCCGGCCGGAGAGTTGCTTTGGCATCGCCTTCAGCAGCGAGGCCACCGCCCCATCGTGCTCCTGCATCACCTTCCGCACCCAGTCGCCGGAGACCAGTCGCCGTTCCTTCTCGGCCTGGGCGATCACCTCGTCACGGGCCGACGTAAGGTTCTTTGCCGCGGCTGCATGGATTGAGACAAGGCGGGCGGTGTCGGCTCGTCCTTCTTTCAGGGCCACGACCACTAGCTTGTAGGCTTCGAGCTCTATTTGCCGTTGTCGTTCGTAGGCGCCTTCTGGGGAATCGCAGGAGGCTGTTGCTGTGTTGATATGGTTTGAGGCCTCGGCCGGCCTGTAGGGGCCTTCCTGTTCGATTGCGGAGGGTTCCTGTTGGTGCGGTGTGTCGATGTGTTGCGTAGTGGCCTTGGCGCGGATGTTTTTCTTCCGCCAGGCATCGGCGGCTTCGGGACTATCCATGGGCATTCCCTTGGCAACCAGTTGGGTGACATAGCCATGGGAAACACCGGCGTGTTTGGCGTAGCCTCTTTGGGTCATGGTTTCAAGGCTCCTAGGATCTCCGGAGGCAGCATCGAATTGGGAACGGTGGCGGCGTATTGCAAAGCCCGGAACACACCGTCACGCCGGCTGTCCTGAGCATTTGGAACGCAATATCCGGCCAGTTGCTCGGGCAAAGTGCCTTGCTTCATCAAACGGATAAACCAGGCCACGTTTGCCACGCCGTACTGGTCGACGAGAAACCGAATGTGATTGTTTTGCATAGGTATTGTTCTTGACGGTTACTCACACAGAATCATAGGGGTCTCGCGTTCACCTGTTCTGGCACTGTATTAAGGAGACTCCTTAGTGCTAGTAATAGAACTATTGGACAATGGTTTCACTTGTGACAGACGCTGCTCTTTTAGTATAGCTTCATGACCCTTTGCTATAATGTAAGCAACAGAACCAGTCGCCACATGGCAGAAAGTCGCAACCTGTTCGAGTGTGAGACCGCGTTCCCTTAGGATGTAGGCCTGCCTGCATACCTCGGGCGTATGTTTGGTGATGCGGTCGTCGTAGTCGTCGTCTGGGTCGACAACGGGAGATCCGTCCTCGGTTGTCTGTGTTCCGATTGGGTAGGACATCCAGCCGGCTTTGACTGCCTTCTTGAATAGGATTGGCGCTTCACTGAGTAACTTGACTCGTTCGAGGTCGTATGGTGCTTTCATTGTTTGTTTAGAATGTAGGTGATGGGTCGGTGAACCGGCAGAACTGGCCGTCGTAATGTAGTTTGACGTGGCCACATTCGCCGTCTCTCTGCTTGGCGATGATGATGGCAGCTTCGCCGGAAGGTTCAGTTCTGTCACGGTTTAGAAGTGCCACCAGGTCACTGTCGCGCTCCAGTTGTCCGCTATCTGCTAGGTCAGATAGCTTCGGTTGGCGGCCCTTTTCTTTCTCGGATTCCCGGTTGAGTTGCGCCAGGGCTAGCATAGCCACACCTGTCTGCACGGCGATCTCCTTTAACTTGCCGCTGACTTCGGCAACCTCGTAGGTGCGCTTCTCTGATCGGTCGGCTGCTTTGACCTTCTGGATATAGTCGACGATCACAAGGCGCACCTTGTGTTTGCGGACAGCCCGTCTGACATGGGCAGTGATGCTGGAGATGCTGTGGCTGCTTGGTCCATCGAGGAACCACAAGGGGCTGTTTGCGATCTTGGCCGAGGCCGCGGTCATGGATCTCATGTCGCCATCAGTCAGGTCGCCAGACTTTAGGTTCTGCATCGGGATGCTTCCAATGGTCGAGACCATGCGTCGAAAGATGGCCTCTCGGGACATCTCCAGGCTGACGAATAGGGTCGGCACCTTGTCCTGGATGGCTGCCTTGTGAGCAATGGCGATTGCGATGGCGGTCTTTCCGATGGAAGGCCGGGCTGCAAATAGTGCCATCTCCCTAAGCTGAAGGCCGTCGGTCTTGTGATCGAACCAGTGAAAGCCTGTGGCGATTCCGGAAAGTGTGCCCTTACGGTTGAACCGGTCCTGCATTTGGTCGATGAAGTTGCCGGCAACCTGTTTGCTGGTTGATAGAGTCTCTCTAGAGACCTCAATGCTGAGCCCTGATTCGGCATTAGAGACGATTTGATCGGGCTGGAGGGTCAACATAGCGGACTCACGAATCAAACGGTCCCCAGTGTCTCTGAGCTGACGTCGATGGGCGCACTCGGTGATGCCATGGATGTAATAGGGCAGGTTTGCCGGCGATGGGCAGGCCTCCATGGCTTGGTCCCAGATCTCAAAAGGCATTGGTAATTGGCCGTAAGCCTTCTTCCATTCCTTACCGAGTTCTCCAATGGTTGGCTGCCGGTTCTCCTGCACCATTCCTCGGAGGATATCGAAGGTTAGTCGGAGGTTGTCATTCAGGATCCAGTCGCTTCTGACGTCAGCCAGAGCATCAGCGCAGGTGTCGACAGATCCGGTGAGGCAGGCTCCGATCATTCCCAACTCGTCGTCTTGTGGATAAAAAACATCGTTACTCATGCGCTTAACCTCCAATCAATCTCCTTTTTAACTGCTGGTTGAGTACATCCAGACTGGCTTGATTCGTCCCTCCTCAATTTCCATCCGGTAAGAGATGATTTCCACGAGTGCATTTTGGTTTTACCAACAACCCAGTTTTTTGACTCGTAGTAGTTGATGAACTTTTGAGCCTCAATCAATGGCAGCTCAATTTCTGCGCATCTAGCCTCAACCTCTTGCAAAGTAGGTGGGACAAAACGAACACGGGGCGACTTCGGAGCCATTGTCTTTTCTGTCTTCTCTTCTCTGTCTTCTCTATCGGTTACCCCATGGGTTATCTGTGGGTTAACCTGATTCGGTTCTGGGTTAACCTGTGGGTAACCCGTGGGTAACCCGTGGGTTTTCTGTGGGTTACCTGTGGGTTTTTTAGGGCGTCCACCTTTGCCTCCGTTTGACCAGGAGGCTATCAGGCCGGCATTCACCTGGTCCCATTGGTGGGCTACCAGGTGGCCGTTTTCTACTCGGCAGAAGGTTTGCAGCATGGCCGACCAAAACAAATCAGCATCACCAGGCCATCGGCAAACTGATGAGAGTATGACCGGGCTCCAGTCTGGAAAAATGTTGGTCTTCCTTGTTTGGCAATGTGACCACAGCCGGATGACGTAATTAGGTGCTGACTCAGTTTCCAAAAGCCTCATCAGTAGACGGGTCTTCCAGTGATCTAAGAAGTCGGGTTCGATTATCATGATTCAAACGGAAAACCCCACCCAGACCGTGGTGAGAACTCGCGCAGAACCAACGCGACGTAACACGGAAAGGGTGGGGAAAAGTTTGTTGAGCATGGGTCCTGGTTGTGGTGTCGGCGTTGGCTTCTCACGGCTCACGTCGACGGCCTCTCTCTATCTGCCGGCCTTGTATCTGTCCATGCCTTAGTACGCCGGAATCAGAATATCCGCCACCGCCTGGGTGAGCCTCACATCCTGCAGGCAGTAGTCGATGGCCGCCTGTCGGTCGGTATTCCACAGCAGGCTGAAGTCGGCGCCATTGCCAGCCTTGTCACCGAGTCCCAGATGTCGACTGATGGCCCCAAGGCTCCCGGTTGCCCGGATGTCTCCGAGCTGCCACACCTCGCGCAGGTCTATCACCAGGTCGTTCCAGTACCGGCCTTGGCGCAACCAGTAGGGCGGGGCAATGCGGTGGCGCCAGGAGCGCTTGATAAGGAACGGCAGGTCGAAGGCCTTGATGTTGAAGCCAATGAGTCTTGGGGTCCTTTCGTAGTAGTTCAGCAGCGCCCACCATTGCCGGAGCATGGCGGCCTCGCCATCGGCTTCTGCCGACAGCACCGCGGTCTCCTGATAGTCCTTGCGGTAACCGATGCACAGCACTTGGCCGGACATGGCATCCAGGGCGGCGTTCTTGATGTAGTCCGCGGCGTGGTTCTCCTCGGCCTTCTGGATCTTCTCTGCGATCAGGTCCGGGTTCTTGATGTTTCCCAGCTTCATGTCGGCCGGATTGAATGGCGGGATGTTGAGCTGGTCGACCGGCAGCGGCCCGGTCTCGATGTCGAAGATGATTGTCGGATTGGCTGGCATATTGCTAAATTGCTTTGTGTTAGTAGTTGATGCGCGTTTGTCCCGATGCGCGCCCCCGGTTACCCACGAGTCCCAGCAGCAACAGGCTGCCGGAAAGTGTATTATGTGTGCTTACCGCAATGGATGCACGTCTTGTAGTGGCGCGGCTTCCTAGGCAATGGCTCGACTTCCAGCCATTCGCAGATTTCACGGTAGCTCTTCCAGCCGAATGACCAGATGGCGCCCGGGTACAGGTGGCCGGACTTGTAGAGGGCCATGGCCTCGTCCTTGGTGTGGATGCAGAGATCCTCCACGATGCGGAAGGTACGATTTGAGAACGGGAAGCCCCAGAGGGCCGTGATCTCTTCCATCTCCTTGGCGCCTTTGATTACCTGGTGGATGCGCTGCCTAGTGAGCTGCAGCCTGTCGCCGATCTCCTGCAGGGTCATGCCCTCGGAGCGCATTTGGACTACCTGAGGCACCATCGGTGCCACCTTCATGTAGACCTTCTTGGGCTTGGCCTCAGAAAGGGATGTCATCTAAAGGGATCTCCTTGTTGGCTTTGATCTCTTCGAGGCGGGCGTTGACCGCGGCAATGAGGCGCTTGTCCTCGGGCGTGATGTCCTTGTTGGCCATGGCTTTCGGAATCCACACCTCGGCCAGGCCATTGACGGCCGACTCGGTGAGGTCGGAGATCGCCGTGCCTTTGAACTTGCCGACGTGCACCTGCACCTTGCTCAGGTCGACATTGGCGGGCGCCTGGGGCTGCCCCTGCTCGTCCTTGGGCGGCCTGTCCTCCAGGCGTACCCACAGGCCCGATGGCTTGAGCGGCTCACCGACCTTGTGTGGCATGATGAGCTTGATGTTGGCGAACGTCTTGGTGCCGTCCTGACTCTTTTCATGGACGATCACCACGGTGGCCGGTCGGCCGATGAGGTTGTCGAGGTTGAGGCTGGTGGTGTCCTCCGCGGTGAGGGCTCGGCCATACCAGTCCTTAATGAACCGGGTGAGTCCTGCCTTTTCGTGAAGGCTGGCGGTCATTGGGGCTGTCATGACCACCCAGGGCTGCACCGGGTTGCGAGTCTTGTCGATTAGGTCCAGCTCGAATGCGATCTTGAACTTTTGCTTGATGCCATACTGCGTTTCGTAGGCCTTGAGCGGCGTGATGTCGACGCATACCGCGCGGCCTGTGTATTCCGGGCACGGCTCGAAGTTGCCGCCGCCCTTGTTGCTTGTGACTGTGATTCCCATGTGTTGCTGTGTTGTCGTTGTTGTTGTGTTATTTCGAGGCCTGCTTTTCGACCTCGGAAAGTTGCTTTGCCATCCGTGCGTATTGGCTCCAGTACTCGGGCCAGGTGGCCTTGATGCGGTTGAGGTTCTGCTGGTCGGCCACCAAGGCAGCGGCGCCTAGTTTGCGAACGAAGCTGCCGCCGTATTCCATCATTGTCTCGATAGTCTTCTTATCGGTCACTTGGTTGCCTTTCCGCGTTTACGTGTCCAGTAGGAGGTCGTTTCAATCTTCTTGGCCCGTGCTGCCTTGAATGCTGCGCCCACTTCTCCGCGGGACAGCACGCGCAGACCGTCTCCCTCACGCTGTATTTCTTTGGTTGATCTCATGGTTTTAGGTCCCTGCATTGCTTTATCGCGTCGTCGATTGCCTTACGCATCATCGGCCACTCTTCGGGGTTGATGCTGATTTTGCCATGACCATCAGCGGATTGGCTTACCTCGACGTATTCGCCGCCCCCTTCATCGACGATTTCGATGTCAGTGCATTCCATCGAGAGCATGTGGTCGTCGGTGGGTGACAGCACCCATTTGATCGGTCGCAGTTTCATCGTCCCTCTAACCATTTCTTGAGGTCGTTCAGTTCGTCCTCTTTGAGTTCCAGTTCTTCGATCCGCTCACGGGCTTTGATCAGCTCGGCGCGATAGTTGTCGCACCTCGTTCCTAGCGTGTAGATGCGTTCTCCGTCCTCAATGGCTTTGACCTTGAATGCTTGGATGTCCAATTCCAGCTCGAGGACACGACTGTTTGCACCCCGCAGTTGACGCTCTAGCTGACGGGCGAAGCCGATCTTCACAAACTGAGTAAATCCCGCCGTGATGTAGGTCTGTCGGTCTGTGCGCGGGGTTTTACTGACGACCATTTTGTTGGCGTTAACAAGATGGCTCACGGCTTGGCCTCCTTGGCTTGGTGTTCTGACAATCTGAATGCAGGGTGGAACTGTTCGTCACGCCAACGAATCGCCGCTTCACGCCAATCGGATCGTTGTTCTCCCCAGCTTCCACTGTCTACATTTGCGATGATTCCCCATGATATTTGAGTGCATTCCTCCAGCCGCTTGATGCGCTGATTGGCACTCTCAAGATCCTGATAGGCGTTCACCTTGTCGATGTTTTCGACGGTACAAAGCGCAGATTCCAAGTTCTTGATCCGCTCATTGGCCGCGTTGAGTTCGCGTTCCAACTTCCTGCACAGCATACCAAGCTCTGCCACATTGTGTGGAGTGCTGTCTGATATTGGGGTGTCGCTGATCACTTCAGCCCCTCCGCAATCATGGCGTGCTCCAAGAGCAACACGGCGTCCGCGGTCTTGAGGGTAATCACCTGTCGGGGTTGGCGCTGCTGAGCAATACCCTTAAGGTGGCTCTTCCACTTGGCGCCGTGTGTGGCTTTGCTGCCGACCCCAATTGTCTTCTGCCAGCGCTGTGGCGGCACCTCGATCACCCGGGTCTTAGACGCTGCGATCAGGCCGTGCAGGAATCCGACGTTGTAGCCGAAATTGAACATTGAGCTGCCCGGGGCGCCCTTACCTCCGACGTACCCACCCACCTTCTCGATGTAGCAGACATCCGAGATCGCCAACCTGTCGGTCACCAGGATGCTGATGTCCTGGTCGGTCTGCGGCATCGAGTTCAGAATGATGCCTGATGGCCCGAGGTAGGCCAGGCCGCCGCTCATGCCCGGGTCAATTGCAAGGATGCGCTTCACTTGGCAGCCTTTCTCAGCCAGGCAGCGATGGCCTTGTCGGCCACGGCCTGCAGTTTAAGGCCGGCGGCGAGGCAGTACTCTC